AGTAAGATAGTATCGTCGATCAAAAAGTGGGGGGCTGGCGTAGATGGAAGTGACGTTGGCATAGGAAAATGTCATTCTAGAGGTACCAAAATAAGAATGTTTGACGGTTCTATCAAAAATGTAGAGGACATTGTGGTGGGTGACAAACTGATGGGAGATGATTCTACTTCCAGAAAAGTTTTATCATTAGCTAATGGCGTAGACGAAATGTATGAAATCGTTCCAACCAATGGTGGAATAACATGGGGATGTAATAGTGAACATATACTCGTTTTAGATTATAAAGCTAGAAAACAAACGATAGAAATATCTGTGAAAGATTTTTTGTCTAAATACAAAACAAACAGACATAACTGGACTCTCCGAAGAGCAATTGTAAATTATCCATACAAAAAAACAAATGTTGAACCATATCTTATGGGATTGTGGATTGGAGACGGAACGTGGAACTCATTATCCATTACCACACATCGTGATGATTTACCAATCATTAATTATTTATATAATTTTGAAAAAAATTTAAATTTGAATGTCAGAATATATAAATCAAAGGATCGTATTAATAATAATTGTAATACCTATTACTTAAGAAGTAAAAAATTAGGCAATAATAATTTGTGGCAAGAATTTAAAAAATATGGTTTTGGAATAAACAGAGAAAAATTTATACCTAGAGATTTCTTGATAAACGACATTGTAGTCAGAAAACACTTATTAGCAGGACTTATTGATTCTGATGGATGGAAAGATACCAACGGATGTTATGGAATAATAACTAAATGGTGTCGCCTTAAAAATGATATAATTGAATTAGCTAGATCACTTGGATATAAAGTAAGTGAATCTAATAAAATTTCTAAAAATAATAATTTTGGAGTAAACGGAGAAATTTATTATAAAATACAAATATCAGGCGCACATGATTTACCTATCCTATTAAGTCGTAAAAAATCTACCGACAGAAAACAAAAAAAATCAGTATTATCTAGTGGATTTAAAATTTTACCAAGAGGAAAAGGAGAGTATTTTGGATTTACATTAGACGGAAACAATAGGTATCTCTTAGAAGATTTTACTATAACTCATAATACATATACAGCTACAGCTGTAGCTAGAGAACTCAATATGGACATTATGATAGTATGTCCTAAAGCAGTAAAAGAAAGTTGGAAAAGAGTTATCAAGAACCACTTTAAAATGTGGGGTAAATGTGTGGGTATTACCAACTATGAAGCTCTACGTACAGGTAAGACAGACAATATGTTTGCTTCATATGTAAAACGTAGAGATACCCATCGTAAAGAATTCGTTTGGAAGATTCCAAAAAATACTCTCATTGTTTGGGATGAAGCACAAAAGTTAAAGAATGCCAAAACCAAGAACAGTGAAATGTGTATGGCAGCACTCAAACAAGGTTACAAGATGTTGTTTTGTAGTGCTACCATGGCTACTAATCCACTTGAACTGCGTACTGTAGGACAATGTATTCAACTATTCAAAAATAATAAACAATATTACGAATGGGCATATGCACATGGTGTTACTAGAGGTAGATTCGGACTGGAGTTTCGTGGTAATATAGATGCTTTAAAGAAATTAAGCAATGACATATTTGTTAATAGAGGTGTTCGTCTCAATCGTGACACTATTCCTAACTTCCCAGAAAGTCAAATTATCGCGGAATGTTATGAAATGGAAAAAGAAGATCAAGACAAGATTAATTCAGCATATGAAGAAATGCAACTTGAATTGTTGAAGATTGAAAAACTTTTAAAGAAAGATAAAAAGAGTAACGAACTAACAGCTATATTACGTGCACGACAAACGGTGGAAATGATTAAAGTACCATTGTTTGTTGAAATGGTAGAAGAAGCTCTAGAAAACAACATGAGTGTTGTTGTATTTTTAAATTTCTCAGAGACTATTGAAGCACTTAGTCAACGGTTAAACACTAAGTGTATTGTTAATGGTGAAGCTAAATATGCAAAAGCTCGTCAACAAAACATAGATGATTTTCAGGCAGATAAACAAAGGGTTATATTAATAAATCTCGCCGCCGGTGGTGCTGGTTTAAGTTTACACGATGTTACTGGCAAGTATCCTCGTTTGGCTTTGATTAGTCCATCTTACTCAGCTGTCAATATGAGACAGGCAACGGGTAGAGTTTGGCGTGATAGTGCGAAGAGTAAGAGTATACAGAAGATTGTGTTTGTGTCAGGCACAGTCGAAGAAAAAGTGTGTAATAGTGTAAATCAAAAGTTGGCTAACTTAGATTTACTTAACGATGGAGATATGAATTATGTCTAAACAAAATAACAAATATTTAGTAAAATCGGCAGACTGGTCTATGACAGTTAGTATCAACGAAGAAATATTTGACGATCCACACATAGAAGCGTGTACGCGGTGTATTGAAAATAAAGTAAAAAATCTAAAACAAAACAGTGATTTCAATGTTAATCCAATAATGTTTGTTAAAAGTTTAAAACGTAAAAACTGTAAAGAAAAAATTGTTAACACATATAAAGTATTATTAAATGCTGGATATCATAACAGAGCTGAATTTTTACGTTTAAAATTTTATGAATCCACCGAAGTAGATCTTGCAATGGAACCGTTATCATCATCTAAATTCTAATGAACGACATATTTGATCAACAACAGATTGTAAAAAGGTTAGAGGAACTTGATGCACTCAAAGCAAAAGTAGAACAACTAATATCACTAAATAATTTAGGTCAGGATGTTAAAAAAGAACTTGACGAATTTAAAGAATTACGGTCTAAAGGCATAACTATTCCTCATTTAGAAAAACAATTTGCAGATCAGATATATCCTAAACGACCCAATCTTGGTAGATATAGTAAACCAATTACTCAGTTTGAAATTCAAGAAGTTATTGACAGAGCACCGTCCGCTAAAATGGCAGCTAGACTTTTAGGGGTTAGTTACAATACATTCAAAACACATGCTAAAAAATACGGTATACACGTAACAAAAGGGTGGCCAGCAGTTAAAGGTACAAAAGCTCCGAGAAGTTTAAGCAATCCACATGTAGGAAAATATCCAATAAATGATATTTTAGATGGTAAACATCCCGATTTTCCAATACATAGATTGAAAGATAAGTTGATAAGATCTGGTATAAAAAAGTCAGAGTGTGAACAGTGTGGATTTCACGAAAGAAGAATAGACGGTAAATTGCCATTATTACTCAATTTTGAAGATGGTAATAAACATAATCACAAATTAGAAAATATGAAATTATTTTGTTATAATTGTACTTTCACAAGTGGTAAAGGATATATAAGCAAAGGACCAAAAATTTTTGATCCGGATACTTTGCAGGACAGTAAAAAAATATTAAAACCTAGATTTTAACATGGATCAATACCAACATTTATTATCAAAATACAACGTATTAGTTTCATTTGATATTGCTAAAAAAATAAAACAATCTCAAATATCCAACATACGTAAAAAATTGGAAAAACAAAACATAGATCCTAAGAAAATAGATCGTGAAATTGATAAAGAAATCAAAAATTTAACAGAACGTTATATTAATAAAAATAGTATTCCTGGTATGTGTTCGGATATATCTGATAAAAAACTTATAATACAACCAAAAGTTCAACAAACTATACTAATTATTGCTAATAAAATTGTAGCTACGTGTAAGTTAAATAATTTTACAAAAGAACATGTTATATTTTTAATACAAGCTGTACTACACTTATTAAAAATAACAAACGATGACATGACAAAATTTAAAGAAAAATATAATATTGGTCAAGAATCGGATGATGACTATTTAGATGAAGAGGGTGAAAATGAAGAACCAGGATTTTAATGAAGCTTATGGAAATATTAAATATTAATGATGTTGCAACTTTAGTTAAAGATAAAAATGTTGTATTTATTACCGGCGTTACGGGACAAGATGGTAGTCACATGGTTGATTTTTTATTAAAAAATACAAATTATTTTATAATAGGAGGAGCAAGACGACTAAGTATTAAGAATCACGAAAACATCAAACATTTAGAAAACGAACTTCGTTTCAAATTAATAAATTTTGATTTAAGTGACGCGCATAGTATTTATAAAGTGATTGAAACGATAAAGCCTGACTATTTTATAAATTTAGCTGCTCAAACATTTGTAGGTAGTAGTTGGGATTTTCCATCTCAAACGTGGGAATGTAATACCACAAGTGTAATTCACATCTTGGAAGCGATTCGTCAACATAAACCCACTTGTAGATTTTACAATGCTGGAAGTAGTGAAGAATATGGTAATGTAGCTTATACTCCACAAGACGAAAATCATCCATCAAAACCTCGCAGTCCGTATGGTGCTAGCAAATCAGCTGCTAGACAATTAGTTAAAGTCTATAGAGAATCTTATAATTTATATGCTGTTCAAGGATTATTATTCAACCACGAAGGTACCCGCAGGGGAGAAGAATTTGTTACTCGTAAAATTACCAAGGGTGTAGCTAGAATCAAAAAAGCTATATTAGAAGGTAAATCATTTGAACCTATTGAACTTGGTAACGTAAAAGCAAGAAGAGATTGGAGTGACGCCGAAGACTTTGTTGATGGTATTTGGAAGATGTTGAATCAAGAAAAACCAAATGAATATGTACTATCCAGTAATGAAACACATACTATTGCAGAATTTGTTTGGTATGCTTTTAAAGCAGCAGATATTGATGGTGGGTGGCACGGTGAAGCTGAACTGGCAGAATTTAGTATTACTACACAAGACGCTATAAAATATGATCCCGTTTCATCTGTATTGGTCAAAATCAACCCAAAATTCTACAGACCGGCAGAGGTAGAATTATTGTTGGGTGATAGTACAAAAGCTAGAAACGAACTAAAATGGTCGCCGAAGACTTCGTTTGAACAACTTGTACAAAAGATGGTAATTCACGATTTGAATCAAATCGGATTATAATTATACAGTATATGAGTGATAGTCTATTATATAATGAAAAGGTAATGGATAGATTTATTAATCCACAAAATGTTGGAGATATTGAAAATCCAGACGCAATTGCGGAGGTTGGGGCAGCAGCTTGTGGCGATGTTCTTCGTATAACACTAAAAATAGATCCAGATACACATAAAGTATTAGACGCAAAGGCGAAAATATTTGGATGTGGTACAGCTATTTCCGCTGCCGATATGGCTATGAGTTTAATTAAAGGAAGAACGGTTGAAGAATTAAAAAATTTTTCAAACGATGAAGTATTAGATGCACTTGGCGGTGCAGAAAATTGGAAAACAAATATGCCACAAAAAATTCATTGTAGTGTTTTAGCTGAATCTGCAATTGAAGAAGCTTTAAAAGATTATATGAAAAAACACAATATTCTATAGAGATAAAAGAATATCTTGAAAATTTAGGATACCGTGTTACAATACTATGGGAAACCGATTTAAAAAATCAAAAAAGAAAAGGAATATAAGTTATGTTTAACAACAAAATACAAGGAATGAATCAATCTCCAAATGTTAATTTTGGATTGAAAGATACACAACCAGTACAATGTACAGATTGTAAAGGCGAAGTATTTCAAAACGGAGTTATATTTAGAAAAGTAAGTAAAATTCTGGCCGGTACAGATAAAGACGCATTGGTACCAATTACAATACCATATTGTGTAAACTGTATGGCGCCGTTGGAGGAACTATTGCCATCCGAATTAAAACAACCAAAGTTTAGTTTAGAAAAATAAAAAAACAACCCCCTCTGATCAGAGGGGGGTTTTGTTATCCAAATAACATAGTTTTAGGAGTAATCTTTTCTTCTCTAACGCCCATACGTCCTTTAAGCATTCTTAAAGCAGATTTCGGATTCATCGTACCGAAGTTAAATCCGACAATACCGTACTTGGTACAAAACTCTTCTAATTCTTGAATATCTTTAGGATCGTATTCTTGAGTTGGAGTATTAATATATCCTGTTTCATCCTGTATATTTGACTGTTTACGTCTCAACATAGCTTGATACGGATCAAAACCATTACTAGCAGGCGCAGGCGCACTCTGTTGACGCATTACCATCATAGCTTGTAAGTTACCCGCGTTTATTGTTGGCCATTCCTCCATAATTAAAAGTAATAATTAAACCCAAAGTATTCGTTTTTATTTTTAGCATATTGAACAAACGCTAAAGCATTTGTCTTCATACGACGTTGAATTTGTTCTGGTCCACTACGGGCATTTTGGTGATTTAAATATTCTTTAGCGGCTGCATTCCAATCGCCGTTATTCATTAATCTAATTGTTTTTGGACCCATATCCCCACGATAAAATGCGTTAATAATTGCGTTTTTAACATATTGTGGAAATGATGAAAAATTACTGATTTTTTTACTTGCTAACTTTTCTTTTACTTTTACATCTACATTAAATAATTTTTCAATTTGATCGTCTGTAAGTTTTTGTTTGCCTTTTAAAATTAAATCATAATTTACATCATTACCAAATAATGTATTGAACAAGTCACGATCTTGTTGTGTATTTGTCAAATAATGTCCAATGCCAATCGTAGGCTTCTTTTCAGTATCCAAATACATGGTATTACGTTTACCTTCCCACTGACCAATATAGTCGCTAGTTTTTTTATTCAACAATGATGATTCGGATGATTTGAGTTTTGAAGATTGTTGTGTTATAGCCGGTTTAACAGATTGTTTAGCTGTCAATGTTGGACTTCCACTTAAAGCACCCAATCCTATTGCCCCTGCCGCAACCCAATCTTTCCAACCTTCTTCAAGTTTTTTAGAGTTCAAAATTTGTTCGGCTAATTCTAATTGTTCAGCAAAACTAAATTGAAAATCTTTTATTAACTTTCCTTTACCGGTGGCTACTAATCTTATTTCTTTATTTACTACAAAATCTTCTATGGCTTGTTTAACACTTCTGTTTATTTTAGACATTGAAAAATCATAATTGGGTAAATTTGAAAGTGTTAAAAATCCAGAACCTATGTCATATATAACACGTACATATCCTTTTGCAACTGCGTTTTCGTAAGTATCAACTAACGTGGTCCCCATTAACGGTCTGTCATTATTTTTAATCCAATCTTCATGACTATTACCCGCGTCAACAATTTTACCTTGTGGAGTAACCCAGTACTTTTTAACATCATAACTTTCATCCAACTCATCCGTAACAACATCTGACTTTTCTAGTTTTACTTTGAGTGGATGTAAATGTTTTGTATCGCCGTTAATCGGGTGATCCTTTTTTCCAAATCCTGTAGACATATTATCCATCCATTGACCATGTGTTATCTTATTTGTTTTTTCATCAATAACTCCGTCGAGAGACGTATCTTGCCAAATTTTTGCATCAATTCTACCTTTATTGTGTAGTTTTAATAAATCGCTGTGTGTAAACGAATAATCCATCAAAGATTCTAATTTTTTACGTATATTTGGATATTTGTTCCCAATACCAATCAAAATTGTTTGTACAGAACTTTTTGTTACTATATCTTTAACAGGTATTTTAGATTTGCCAATATTTTTAGTATTTTCAAGTTTGACAATCATTTTTAAAGCATATTTTTTATAGTTTTCATACGCTCTATGATCGTCTGTGTAAGTGTTGTTTTCTATCATACGTCTCAATTGTTGTAATTTTTTAGCATAAGTTGGTGGTAAATCCATTATTCTTTGATGTGCAGTTTGCACAAAATCTTTTTCTTTCTTTGACAGTTTAGTCTTATTAACAAAAAATTTTGGTACAAAATTACTAAATAATTTAAACTCACTTTGTGGTCCCGTACCTAATAAACCCATTTGAATATAAGTTCTACCTTTTGGAAATTTAGTCAAATATTGAATTAAGAGATCATATTGATCTTGTGTGATATAAGAATTCCATATAGCAACAAAGTAATAATTTACATCTTCAATATTAACCAACCACGATCTACCACTCAAACACGTTTTTCTTAAAAAAATTAAGTCATTTTGATCGGAATACTTTTCGTTTCTAATATTTTTAAGTTGTTCGTTACGATTATAAATAGTTTCTTTATGATCGGATCCCAGTGGTCCTTTTAATATAAGTTTATTTGATTCATCTGAATATATTATAAATCCATAACCATTTTCTTCAACCGCTTTAAAAATAGTAACATATTCGTCTGTACCTGGTTCATACAATCCCAAACTAAATCCCCGTGCAGACGGTGGAGAGCTTAGTAAATCACCAGGCCCCCCCACCAAATAATCTTTATTATTTATATTTAAAGTATACGTGTTCAAATTATATATTACAAACTTTCTTTTAGTTTACGAAGTGTGGTAGCTAATCTAGCTCGTTGTCCTAACTTTCCGCTTTTTTTAGCAGCACTTTTTAATTTTCCACTTGGTATTTTTTCACCGGACGGCACACCTAACTGCTTATGAAGCGCTCCTGGCTTTTTGATCGCTTTTTGAATCCATTTCTTTTTAGCTTCATCCATAGATTCAGATTCTTCGTCCGTTACATCGTCAACGGAACTTTCTTCATCGCCTTGTATAGGTAATTGATCACTGTTCATGTTGGCGGCGACGGGTTGTTCGTCGTCCTCAGAAGGCACAACAGCATTGTCATCTTCTGGACCCGCTGGAGTTTCATCTTGTACCGGCTGTAATTGTGTCATGAGTAAGTCATGCAGTTTTTGAGCCAATTCACGATCTAGAGTAATACTGACTGTTTCTTCAGCATTAACATCTGTTTCGTCTTCAACTTCTTTGATAATTTTTTTGATTGCTTCTTTTAGTCTTTGTTTGTTCATAAGTTTTTGATTGTTTTCTGCAAATCCGACAAAATCATATCCACTTCCACCGCCTGTACCTTGACCCTCAGGTGACACTTGTGATGGAAAAGGCGCTTCAGCCGCTTTAATTGGGCTTGATGAATAATCTTCACTCATTCTCCATCCGCCGCCTTTACTTTTATACCATTTAGCTGCAAAAGCATTGGCATAAGCACTAGGATAAACATCAAATTTGGATCTGGCTGCTGATTTGGCTCTAGCCCAAAGTGCTGGATTGGTTGGTTTTGGTTTTTTCTTTTTCTTAGCTTCTTCCAATTCTATATCAATTGTTTTATTTATAATTGGTTCGCTATTTCTACCATCCACTTTACCATTTGAAGTATTTCCAATTTTACCGTGCATATTTCCTTTCTTTAAACCTCCACGACCGGTTCTAGCCTCATCATTAAAACTTTGATTTGGATCTCCGAATCCAGAACTAGTACTTGGTTTAAATTCACTTGCTAAACCAGCAGCTACTAATTTAGTATAATAAGCAGGATCTTCAGTTAAATGATCCATCGCGATAGATTGCGCAATTTCAGGATCGTTTGTATGTTCCATCTCAACTTGAACCCCTATACTTAGTTGATTTGGATCAACTTGATTGGTTGGAGTATTATCCCCCACTCCACCTGGCAATTTTTTGTTTAAATTATCAATCATTTTTTAATCCTTGCTGAAATTTGTCAAAACTCTTACCACTACTTGCACTAGGATCAATCATCCACCTACGACCTCTCATAGGTTCACTACCTAGACTCGGATCATGAAATCTACCGTCACCTATATAATGCCAGTTTTTGTGAAGTGGTTCTGGTTTACGATATTTAGGAGGACCGTCTTTAGCAAAATTTCTCATAATTAACTCCAATTTCTACGTTGTTGTTTCTTTTCGTGTAAATCCCTCATTATTTCAGCAATAGCTTTTTCTTGTGGAGTACGATAATCCTCTTGTTTTGTTGGTTCATCATCTTTAATATCCAACATATGAAGTTTACTATAATATTGACGGTCTTTTTTTAGATTGTTCACGACATTTTGTTTAGCCACTTGTTTATCTTTAAGTACTAACTTTTTCATTTCATAGTCAATACCAGCAATTATTTCATCGGGAGTAACTTTATATTTGATTTGTTCTACATCTTTAACATAATCTTGAGGATTTTGACCTGTATATGGACCAAATGGAGCTATTTTTGACATGGAATCTTTAGCTCCAGCGGTAATTTTGCTTTTATCAATCAATGTACCAAAATGATTGGGATCTTGTGCAACGTCTGGACTGGTAAATGTTGAAACATCAGAAGCTCCAGAAACAGCTCCTCCTTGTGCATAAGGTGTACCAAGCATCATACGATCACCCAGTTCATTTTCTTGTAATTTTGACATATACTTATAAATATAATAGAATGACAATACTATATAAAATATGTTTATACGACTATAGATTAAAAAAACACGGAGATTGTTCTATAGCAAATTCCACTTCCGAATTAGTTTTTACATGTTTAACTTCTTTATTAAGACAAATGACATCTGAAGATGAAATAGTTTTCTTTTGTGACGGAGAAGATTGTATCAATCAATTAGAAAAATTATGTAAAAACTATAAGGTGAATTATAAGTACAAAACGTTCAATTATAAAAGTGCATCTAAGATTAATTATGAAACTACAATGTATATAAATTCAAATGAAATACAAGATCAAATTTATATATGTGAAGATGATTATTTACATTTTGATAATTCTTTAATTAAAATTAAAGAATTTTTAAATAAGTATCCGAATTATTTTTGTCACCCTATAGATTATCCAAACCTATACGAGGATGACGTAAGATTTGTATACGACTCCCAGATAATATTGTCAGATACCCATCATTGGAGATCCATAAAAAATACAACATATACATTGGCGTTCACTAAGTCGTTGTATAAAGAACACAATAGAACTTTTAGTATAATTAAAGATTATGTATACGACGAACATGGTATTAATTTGTTATACGTATTCAACAAATGTTTTAGTCCAATACCTTCACTAACGAGTCATATTACAAAAGGATGTATTCCATACATTACGGATACGAAAAAAGTCTATGATATAAATTATAATAAATTAATAG